CGCTCCTCTGTTTTTCGAGCCTAGCTACCTCTTGAGCATACTTCTCTAGAGGTATTTTCATTTTGGTTGCAAAAGCAACCTGACCGGGGGTTAGTTCCACAGTCTTTTTCCCGCCCTTTTTGGTAGCTGACCGTCCACTGGACGCAGGAGCAACAGTAGGGGCGTTCTGCTTATTGCCCTGTGATTTGTCGAGAAAGGCGTTCATGCGCTTGTCGATCTCTGCGTAATACTCATCGGTAGATGGATCAAAGCCCTCTGCACCAACAATTTGTTCGTGAATGCCTTGTGCTGCGCCTGTAAGCGCTCTGTCAGAGCCAAACCAAGGATTTTGCTTCATCCAAGACTGAAGCTTTGGATCAAGATCCTCTACACGTTTAACAGGCTGTCTTTGCGGAGCTTGCTCCTGCTCTACCTGCACTTGCTGTGCTTGTTGCTCAGAACGAGCTTTTTGCACACGCAATCTTTCTTTTTCAACGGCCAATTGTGCCAAGGCAGCATTTGCTTCAGCGATCTTATCAGTATCGCCAGCGTCATATGCGTCTTTCAGAATACGTTTTGCAGCAACCTCTTGAGTCTCCACACGAGAGCCATATTCATTAATATAGCCCTTATCTAAATCATCAAGACGCCTACGAAGCTCTTCGTTCTGAACCTTCATTTGATTGGCGTAGTTGTAAGCGGCTTCACTTTCCTCAAGAGCCTGCTTACGTTTAGCCGTCAGTTGATTAATGCGCTTCTGCACATTTTCACTGTAATTTTCTAGCTCTGAATCCTGATCTTCAGAATTACGAACAATTGTTCCTGTTTCTTCTGAATCTTGAGCTTCGGCTTTAACTTCACCGCTTTGCTCTTCGAATTCTACAGAAACAGTTTGCTCTTCAGCTTGTTGATTTTCTTCATTCATTGCCATGCTCCACACTATACATACGAAATATCAGCAGGGTCAAGGATAGTGGCGATAATATTATCGTCATTTATGAGGCGAACCTCTAAACCGTCCACTTTAAACCTATTTCCAGCATATCTTCCCATAAGAACCCAAGATTTTTCTCCACACCAAGCGCCTGTTGGGAATTTTTGGGCATCTTTGTATGCGTCTGGGCCGACTTTTACGACGTAAGCTGCAACAGTTGCAAAACTCTCTCGCTCTCGCACTTTGTCGGGAATGATAATCCCTCCAGCAGTCTTAGCTTTCATGTAATAAGGAATTACAAGCAAGCGATAGCCGACAGGTTGAGGAAGCCGGTCAAGCGCAGAAGCTTCCATCTTTGATGGATCTTCATTGTTCTTGCTATCGGCCTCATCATCTTGGAAGGCTTGATTGATTGCGGGGGGGATATCTGATTTTGGAGCTTCGGGAGATTTTGTCATTCTCTCCGGTACAAATAGCTTTTTAGCCATCCTCTAGTTCCACACCTTTCATCGCGGCTCTAATAAGATCCTCACATTGAGTCAGTCCGCGTACTTGACCCACTATGAACCGGTAGTCCTGAATGGTTTCTACCGCACCATCCGCCAGCCTTTGCATCATGTTCGCTTTTTGCTGACGTATGTCCTTTAGCAGATACTCTGCAAGATTTAGAGCATCCATTATTTCTTACCAAAAAACTTTGTCGCTGACCTCACGGCAAAACTGGCGCTTACAATAACGCCCAAAGTATATTGATAGTAATCTGGCATGGCCTCCAAGGCCGCAAAGCCTTGCGCCACAATATTCCTGCCCCAATCGCCACAGAAGGCTAATATAAGCGGGATACTGAACAAAATGGTAAGCCATTCGTCTTTCCACGAATTTTGGCTACCTTTAGCCATCAACTTTTCCCAGTCGGCAGTCGATGTAGCCGCTGACACCATAACGGCGGCTTCCGCTTCCGCCTTGGCTTTGGCAACGGCAGACTTGCCCCGTTGCTCTTCGGTCTTCTTGTCCATCCATGAGCTAACCAACCCACTCACAGGACCAATCAAAGCTTGTAACATAATGCCCTCCTACCCCTTCTTACCCATGATTGCAGACGCTCCCATATAGGCACCCACAATGCCTGCGCCACTAATATAGAAAAGATTGCTAATATCTGATAGAGCATTCACTCTTTCTATGTCCACAAAAAACATGGCCGCAGTAAACGTCGCCATAGCGGCAAGACTAGCAGTTGCCATACGACGTTGAGCGCGAAGCTTACGCATCTCATGCTCTGCTTGTCGTATTTCCTTTGCGTGAGCAAGTTCAGCATCGGTGATCTCTCCATCTCCGTCGAGATCGTATTGAGCATAAGATGTGCCTTGTTCAAACTTTTTTGCAGCCATTACTACCTCTAGGTCACACGGAACTTTTTTTGTTTCCTTACGCGCCCTTGTCCACGGCAAACGCCACCACCCTTAGAAAATCCAAAATAATATTGGCCCTCTTCATCTCTTTTGTAGAAAGGTTTTCCCTTCATAGACTTAGGGCGATCATACAGTTCTTTCAGAATACTAAGTTGCAGATCAGAAAGCCCCGTAGCCATCTGATAGATAGGGTTGTCTCTACCGGGGCGGCGATAGCTTTCATCATCTCTATCAGCCATTATCTGACTCCTAAGAAGCGTTGCGGCCTAGCAATACGCGAAAAGCGGGAAACAATACCGCCTTCAGCCTTTTTTAGCGGCTTTTTTCTTTGTTGCGACTTTTTTGGGCGCGGCTTTTTTCGCTGCTTTTTTCCCGCTTCGGATAGAGCTATCGCTATTGCTTGTCTCTGCGGATACCCCTCCGATCTCAGCTTGCTGATGTTGCTGCTGATCGTCTTTTGGCTTTTGCCTTTCTTCAAGGGCATGTCGTCGCTCCACTTTTTTAGCCTTCATTTGCTCGGCAACTTGGCGTGACTGTGAACTGGCTGACATTACTGCCTCCTATTCATTAAGTTTGCGGCGGCAATATCACGTTGCGCTTGCACACGCTCTTCAGCCACCCTAATACGCTCTCCATTTGCTTCTTCCTGCAAATCAAGGCGCTGTTGTGCAAGAAGAACGTCATTACGCTCTTTCTCTTGCTCCATTCCTTGCTTTTCTTCGAACTGGCGAGATTTCTCCTGAATCTCAGCACCTCGTAAGGCAAGCTCCTGCTGTCTGATTGCTACCAGAGGATCAGTGTTATCAGCAGGAGCTACTGCTTGTGCATATTGCTCAGTCAACTCGCCAATTTTGACCGCTGCAATATCATCAATCTGTGTCTGAATTTGCTGCATCATCGCAGGATCCTGCTGCATCATCATTTGTGCTTCAGGAGGTATGCTTGCCATGACTTCTTGCTGTGCCTGAATCTCAGCCATCATTCCAATGTGTTCAGAAATATGACCTTGAATAGTCATGACAATATTTGCGTTAGTTTGAGCAATCGGCGTGGAAAGCATGGCCAGATGAGCCTCAATATGAGCGGCATGGTTCTGTTGCGGGAAGGCTTGTAGCCTCTGATTACGCAATGCTTCCTGATTTTCACGCGCAGGGTTCATTGGTTGCGGTTCTGGGGGTCTTGGCAGGATCGAATCAATGTTTGTTACGCCTAGAGCCTCATACATCTTGCGATATGCCTGATATAGACCCTGTGGACCGCCATGAATTTCAGGATTTGACTGAACAAGCTGCAATTCAGTCTGTGCCAAAGCAATTCTTTGCGACATAGAGAAGATATTCGGGTCAGAAACCGGCAAAACATCAATTCTGGCGTCAAAATCGCTTTGCATAATCTCTGGAGGAGCGCCCGGAACCGCATATGGGTACACAGGAGCGTTAAATTTGGCGAAAACGTTGGCCAAAAGCTTAAATTCTATCTTTTGAGAGTAATGAAGACGCTTATGAATGGCGCTCATTACCTTTGTGCCACGCTCCATAATGGCCATGGTTGTGCCAACTGGCGCTTCACCACTCATTTCGCTGATTTTCATGTCAGCCATGGACGCAAAACGGCGACCAGAGTCAACAAGGGTGCCAAGAAGGTTGTAAAGCGTACCTGATGGCTCCTTGAAAGGCAGCGTCATGATGGATTGACGAATATCCATGCCAGCAGAGTCAATATCACGGAACTCACCGGGCTGAAGTGGCTCGTCTTCGTCCCTAATACGCGCACCACGCGCTTTAAAACCAGCCGGTAGGTTAGATAACGTACCAGCGTCGATAAGCTGCCGTAGGATGCTTGTAGAGGCTTGAGACAGTCCTCCAATCATGTGGGTCAAGCCAAAGCCATAGAAGCCAAGTCCGGGCAGGAATTTGTAGTGAACAAAGTATTGCTGACGGCGCATCAAAGCATCGTTTTGATCGTAGTTCCTGCGAATGGCAAGAATGTCGCCAGTGGACTCAAGAATAGTCACAATGTAAGGCAGTTTTAGGCCACTTGCCTCACCAAATGCGTCCATATCTTCAAAGCCATCAAGATCAAGAGATGTATGAACCTCATACAACGTCATTTCTTGAGAGGGACCAGACACCTGTACGCCTTGCGCTTCGTCAATGGATTCTTGAACTTCCGAATAATTGTTCTGGTTTCCACCATCTGGCAAATCAACATCACGATAAAATCCAGCAATCTGCATCTTGCGAATTTCATTGCTGTCCATGCGAATGACATGAGTGATGCGAGGTGACGTAAGAAGATCAGTTGCACCATAAGGAACAATGAGGTCTTCAGCGTGAACAAACTTACTCACACCGCGCTGAAGCAGGGGATCAAAGTAAACTTTCTTGAAGGTAGAACCCACAATCGGCAGATAGAACAGCATCTGATCCGTTTCGGGGTCATACTCCTCCATCTCGTAAGTGAGCATGTAATTCATGTAGTCTTTTACGCGCTCAGATTGAGCGGCGATTTCAGGCGTTTCAGCACCAATTATCTGTGTGCGTACAGGGCCGCCAGACGGCAGCATTTCACGGTAAGCTTGTGCCTGAAACTGGGTCACAGACTCAGAAAGCAGAGGATGAACTACACCAGTAGCGCCAGCGAAAGGCTCACTACGTTCATCATACTCCATGCCCAAAAGATCAATGCCACGCTTGTAAGTATCTTCCCAGTCTTTGCGTGAAGACAAATCTTCTTCGATGTCTCCAACTAAATCGCTAGAGACGCGCATAAGTTCAGAATTATCTATGTAATCTGCCAAGTTGGCGTCAAACGGAACTTGCGCTACTTCTATCTGCTCTTCTATCTCGCCAACGAGAACAGACCCATCATCCATTTGTTGAACGCTGGGGTTCTCAGGAAGCATCGGAGGAACGTCAACTTGTTCTGGAATAATTCCATTAACAAGCAACTCTTCTCCACCAGCCCCAATCCCTCTTTCAATAGCCATTATCTACTCCTGTTCGTGAGGCTGACATCGGCGCTATGCGGTGTGGGTCACATAGCTGTGCCATCGAAGGGCAAGAGACACAAAGCCAGATGCCAGCCTCTTTGCCCTTATACAACATATAGTTACCTCACACCACGGAAGGTTGCACCACGATTGCCACCATCAACGTTGCCTGCGCCACGACAAACACCGCCGCCATCTTTCATCTTCGCTGGGCCACCTTTTTTCATTCTAGATGGCTTGCGCGGATTTATTTCGCTCATCATCTTTGTAATACTAGCTATGTCTTTGTTAGAGATAGTATTGCCAGTTTGCTGATTCAAAAATCTTTGAAGACGACTTGTCATATCAGCAGGGACATTTCTAGAACCCACGAGTGCCTGTATACGAGCCACATCTGCGTCGGATAGCATTTTTCCACTTTGTAGGCCCAACTCTCCTTGAAGCTTTGTCATAGGCGTGCCGCCTTTCTGCATCTTTACGGGTTTTCCACTCATCACTTCACTCCTTTAAAGCTATTACCACGACCAGCCATAACGGCTCCGCCATTCTTGTACTTCTTCGCAGCCTGCGGGTTCATCTTCATCTGAACTTCTTCAGGTAGTTTGGAGAAACCCTTGAACTCAGGCGGGACAGCGCCGCCTTCTTTAAATCGAGGCGCGATTCTCTCTTTTCCACCACCTTTAATTGCTTTTCCACCCCTTAGAGCTTTTGCAAATTCTATTTTTAAAGCAGTCGGGAAATTTTTTACAGGATTCGCGGCAACCATAGCATCAACAATGTCACTACCGCTTCCTTGTCCAAAACCTTTTCTCTTGGCCATCAATAATACTCCTTACGTCTCCGGTATGCGTGAATGTCATCGTCCTCATAATCAGCACG